TTTCATGACACATAAATATAAAAAAGTTGGATCTCCCACGACTTTACTTCATTGAAGGCTTAGATCCATAAGCCTCAGCATGTTTTTCACCTCTTTTCTCTATTTCTTGTTACTTCGAGATTATATACATGCATCCTCGTGGACACAAGTGCTACACTTGTGAGTTCGATGTTGATTCACAACTATTCTAATCCACACGAGGACAATACGTGTGGTAGTTGTACAGTTCTACAAACAAAACTGTTTTAAATTTCAACAAATCCATCCCCAATTTCTTCTGGGAAGTAACGTGGATATAATTTGCAATGTTTGGAACAACGTTTGAATCTCTCCAAAAGTTCTCCCCATGTTGGAAACGTTGAGTCCTCAACATAAACTTTCCAATCAAGGACTTCCACCATTTTCATTAGCAGATCCCTTTTCCTCTCGAAAGTCTCTCTTCCATAAAAGAAATACTCACTAACAGCTGCCGAAATGACAGACATTGCTTGCACTTCTTCCGGAATACTCTTTGATCGTGTCCAAACCATTAACATCTTTTCTATTGACTCTTCATTGAGGGGTGCTACATGACATCCTAGGACGTCACAAAAGCGCCATTTCCTCTTTAAAAAGTCAGCATCATATATGTTAATGAAGGGCACGCTCTCTGCCTCTTTGTCAGCCATGGTATACTCGATATTGATTGTTCCATACACTTCAACAATAGCAGTATGATTAAACCAAGGAGCTTCTGGAGAGACTCCCATGATGTTGTCATCGCCATAGGTGATCAAAGCAACATGTTTTCTGAAAGTATTTAAATCATGTTCAGGATTTAACAAATAATAAACATATCGATTTCGTAAAGAATTAACGATACTATTAAGAATAACTGTTAATGGATTCCCTGAAGGATTGATACCGTGAAACATAACTAAATCTCCATTGTAATCAACCATCGCAAAAGCTGTGTCCATTGCCAAAACGGCAACAACGTTCAGATCCTTTTGTTCGAAATTTCCTGATGCTACACTGAAATGGTAAATCACTTTGAAAGCGGCAACAACCTCTGGTGGCACCATACTGGTGTCATACCCAACAAAGTCCCCAGCAACAATCCGATCATGACCAAATTGTCCGATAAATTCAAACAATTCTTGCCACTCAAGTGATTGAGCAATAGTTCCAGGTGCTGCTTCAAATGCCAAACGTTCATTCTGGACTAAGCGAATAAAACCAAGGCAATATTTACGGGCAACAATGATATAATCCATTGGTGCGCCCGTAAAAACTCTAGTTTTCTTCATCTTAGCCTTTTTCAATGATACTGGTTCATCTTTAAGATGAGCACAAAAGTTAGGATGAGTCTGCTCCAAATTTTCTGCTCGTGCAATAATCTCTACAACTCTCTCCATAATTTCATCATCAACTGTCACTGGATCCAACATCCCATATTGTGGTTCACAGGCCTCCATGAAATGTTTTTTGCTTTTCTTCCATGGATTGCCTGCGCTTGTGTTACGATTCATCTTATCGATGTAAGCGACTTGAGCACCATTAATGGCTGAGAAGTCATCGAGCACCATACACATTGAAATGTTTTCTGGATCAATCAAATTGTCTTCAACATCCTTAATATAGTGCTTAACGCACAAATCTAGGATATTAGTATCAAGGTCAGCTTTTTTAGCAACCATTTTTGACGCTGCGATATTCCACGGTTCCCACGATTTCATCTCCGGTTTGAAAAATTTAATTTTATAACCATAATTGGAGAGGAAATAGCTCATGGGCGAGTTTTCAACACGGGACTTTCCCTTACCTCGAAAACCTTGAAATGAACCATAAACCGTGGCCACTCCTTCAGGAATATATCTAAAGACAGATTTTTTATCCAATGGACCTAGTTCTCTCGTCACCGAGGGTGCAGAAATGAGATCTTTACTCCCTGATTGGACGCGGAAAAATGGATCTTGACCCATCAAATCCTTAACCAATTCTTGGTCAATAGCAAGAGCAAAACTCGTTGTACTCAACTGATTTGTCGCAACATGAATCCCAGCTATGGCATAACCATAGGAACTCTGGATGAGCAGTGGCATACCACAATCACCAAAATTAGTTGATGCTCGAGGATATCCCACAAATGTATCAAACTTGCCTTTAATCTCAATGTTGAAAGGATGTTTTTCCATGAATTTGATGTTCCTTACATCATTACTGTAAAATGCACCCTTATCATTCTTAACGTAAGAACCATTAAAGATCCCAGCAGTACGTTTCATAAAGAGGGAACTAATGTCTCTACGAGGCGGTAAATGTCGCAAACGCAAAACAACTAGATCTTTTTCAGGAAATCGTTTGATATCACCAACACAGATTTTGAAAGTCTGGTTACTATTTACACCATCTTTGGCACACATAGTAATGACTCTCATCTCTGTTACATCAAAAGTTGGAATATTGTGATTATTGGTTACATAGAGTTGACCCCCCAAGCATAATGCTTGGCCAGGTACATATTTTTGTTCACTTGGTATGTCAATTTCGAAAGAGATAACGTTCTTGAAAATCTTTTTCTGAAATTCTGAAAAAGCAATTGATTTACTTGACAAGGACTCTCGCGTGAGGTCAATATCAGTAAGTTGCATTTCATTCTTGTACCAAACATTTTCGCGACCATTCTCCTCTGGCACGGGAGTTTGGCCAATATTGGTGTTGATTCCACCTTCTATGTGATCTGGCTTGTCTTTCTTCTTACAGAAGTAGAACATTCCAGCTATGGAAACCAATACTGTCGCGACTAGAATAAAAATACGTGGGTGTTCAAAACTAACCATGATTTTCCGCCCAATTCTCCCGAATTGTTGGCGAGTACTTCGTGCAAACAAATAATACCTTTCAACCGCAGAACTTAAACCCAAAATATATTTCAGGTATGTAAACAAGAACCTCAATTTGTACATCATTGTGCACACTAATGCCAAAGACATAGCGAACATAGCGTACAAAACATTCTCGCCCCTAAAAGAGACTGCATGAGACTGAACTTCTCGTGGGCACATATTTTCTGGTAGATTACAACATCTACAAAAATTTGTTTCAACAGTCTTTTTCATACTGTCTTTAATTTTCGATTGTTCATCCTCAAAAGCGATTACCGTGTCACGAAGCCACGTGAAAAAGGTTCTTTGATCAGCACCATCGAGAACAATTTCTCTATCCGCTAGTTGCCTTAATTCACTTTTGG